AAAAAGAAACGACAGTTGAGTCGTTTCTTTATTTGATTATCATCTTATTGCATAGAACCCATGATAGAATCTAATTCAGAACTTTGAATAGATTCTGTAGTTCCTGCACTTGTATGAGTAGCTTGGTTATTACCACCACCATTATTGAAGTAAGATTTATTTTTGTAACCACCATTGTAGTTAGAATCTAAATCTACACCAAGTTTAGCAGCAATTTTATTCAAGTATGGTTGAGTATGAGAAATATTGGAGTATGCTTGTGCATTACTCATAGCTGTATAATACTCACGCAATTGTAAGGAAATCATTTCTAATTCAAGAGTATTGAAATGATCGAAGTCTTGTGTATAACCAGCTGTTTTAGGATCAAAGCCTACAATAGCATTGTAGAAACCTTTTCTAGTTTCATAACTGTATGCTTGTTCGATTTGACCATTTTCATTAAGTTTCTTAATGCTGATAACGATACCAGCTTCTGGCTTGCCATATACTACTTCTGGATCTTCTACCGTAATAAGATTATTACCAGAAGCAACACCAATATTTCCTTGAGTTAAAGCTTGTTGTTCTTCTTTAGATGCTTGTAAGAATTGGTTAATCAATGCTTCAAACATTTTCGCCTTTTGAGGTGTCAAATAAACAGAGATGCCGTTTTTAGTGTCATAACGAGTTTCCCCATTTTCAGATTCAATTACTGGAGAGATTGAGATCTTTAGATTGTTTCTCCACATAGAGAAGCTAATCATTGTTTTATCAATAATAGATTCTTTGTTAAAGAAACTGTACCCATATACTGTAGGGGTTGATTGTTGTTGGTTATCAAAATTGCCGAATGCCATTTTATAACTCCTTTTCTTTTCTTACTACCTCTAAATAAAAATTCTAATATAATGTATCCGATATCATAAATTATAAGTTTTATGAGGCCTATACCAGATTAGCATTACACTAGTTCTCATAATTATAGTGTATAATCAAGATTGCAATTAATTATATACTATAATTGTGAAGTCATAATATTTTAATAAGGAGGATTTTATATGGCTGTAAAGAAAAACGAAACCGCTACTGTCGAAAAGAAGCGTAAAAGAAAAATTGGTGTTGGTGATCTAATTGAGCTCTATAATGAAGGAGCATTTAGTAATGAACCAGTAGGTAAAGCTATAGCAGCTGCTATGGAAATTCATTTAAGAACTCTCATTGTATCTTATAGAGAAGAACTTACCAAGTTAGCTGAATCTCAAGAAGCCAATGGGGAAATTGTTTATACTCCTATTTATTTTGGTAGAGGTGGAGCTGGAGTAAGAAAAGCTATTGCCGAAGGTAAAGAAGTAGAAGATCTTAAAAAAGGAAAAAGAAAGATAGGATTTGCTAAGGAGGAGTAACAATGAATCATAAAGAAAGAATACTTATTGGGAAAGCTTTACTAAAATTCGATAATGGGGCTTTACCTTTTGATATTCAATCAAGAATATCATCTAAATTAAATGATTATAAAGAATACCTAATTTATAGGGAATTAGAGAATATCATTGCATCTAATGGCATAGATACAGATATTAGTGATACTGTGGATCTGCCAGTTGAAGAAGAATCTCTATCTATATCTTTGAGCAATGATGTTTTAGATGAACTCTTTAAAACTTGTATAAGAAATAATAAAGGAATGTTTGATACTGCTCTTAATGTGGATATACCATTTGTAAAATATTTAGTTAAGATCAATAGCCCATTTATTCTACACAAAGAAGAATTGACTAAAGAAAAGTATCCTATGACATATAAGCAATATGTAGATATAAGAAGATTCTTAGGGGCTAGAAAGAATACCAAAGAAATATTCTCTGACCTATATGATGAGTATTGTAGATTTAGAGCAGAGATTGCTATACCATATTTAAGCACAGTTGGTTCTAGTTTAAATAATAATGTTGGTAATGTTACAGAATTTAGACGCTTTATCAAGGCTATGCAATCTAATAGCTTAAGACCTTATACAAGTAAATACTTCTTCTATATTAATACTGGAGATTATCCTACAAGTATAATTCTTCCTAATATGGTAAAGAATGGTATTACTAGAGGTAATGATCTAGATAGAGACAGGAGAGCATGATGTTAGAGAAAGAATATAAGATAGAAGAATTATCTGAGTTGTATGAACAAGGATTCTTCAAGAATACTAGAATAGGTCAAGAGATTGAAGATATGGTGGCAGAGTTCAAAGAGAATCTATTAAGAAGTAATAAGATTGAGCTTGCAAATGCTACAAATCTTATTCTTCAAGAAGAAGGAATAGAAACTACTGATGAATTCTATGAAAAATATATTGCAGATAAAAGACGTACTAGAGTAAATATGTCTTTATTCTCTTTTATCAAATATCTTAAATCTAATCATCCTGAAATGATTAGATCACAGAGTGAGCCATATGATGATAATTTTGTAGATCTCAAAACTGTTAGATTGCAATTTAGAAATGCTAGAAACTATTTAAATGACTTGCATCTATTATATAAGAACTTCTATGATAGAAACAACTTTACTTATATAAATCAACGTCTATTCTTAGAAAAATTATCTGAATTCCCATATTATTTTAGGATAGATCCTGGGAAGATTATACCTCCAGATTATTTTAAATAGACACAAAGAAAAGAGAAGGGAACTAAATCCCTTCTCTTATTTTTTATTGTTCAGCTTCAAGTTCGTATTCATCATAGATCTTCATGCGTGTATCATAAAGATCGCCTTTAAATAATTGATCGCGTTTAACTGTAAGTTCTTTATACATACGATCAAGTTGTTTGAATTCTTCTTTTGTAAGTTGATTGTTTTCAACATAGTCTTGAATATAAGCAAGTTTAGAGTTGATATTAGCCATAAGCATAGGAATAGCATCAGGTTCATTATCTAATGCATTTTGTTGTTCCATAGCGATCTTAACCAAATCATCCTCAATTGCTTCTGGAACAGATTTCATTTTCTTATTAGGAAGGATAGAGGATTTTACTTCTTCATATAAGATATGCTCAGCCGTACCAGCAGATTCGATTAATGCATCATCATCGATACGATTTAAACGTCTAGCAATATTATCCAATTCTTTAATTTCAATCTTAGAAGGAGATAATTGTTTGCAACGATCAATCATCATAAGAGCAGGAATTCTGTTATCACGAACATTTTTGTATACTCTTAGTACCCATGCTAATACAATGAATTTGTTATTGATTTCTTTGTTGTAGTTGTACCAATTCAATGCAATCTTATTGAATGCAGATTTGATATTTTGTTCATAACCACACCATTCAAAGAAATCGTTCATAACAGGATTATCATCTACTTCTTTTTTATCAAAGATAGTAATAAATTTACGAACAGCATCTCTGAAACCATAGGATAATAATTCCATATAGTGGATAGAGTCAGAGATCTTTAATACGTCATTATTTTTTGTAAGATGAGCATCAATTGCTTTACATACAGATTCGCATGGAGCAGCATCACTTACTAAATTATATACTTCATGCATAAGAAGAGCAGCAATTTCTTTAGAAGAAAGATTGATATCTTCTTGGAACAATTTAGAATCTAATTCTAAGTAATATTGGTCGATAACGTATTTTTCACCACCAGTGATGATTTTGATTACTTGTTCAGCATCAATCTTAGGCATAGCATAGATACCAAAGAAGAGTTTATCTGTATTATTAGTGTATAAAACTCTAAGACATTTAGCATCAAAGAATTTATTCAATGCATTTTGTAAATCCAAAATAAATTCTTGTTTTGGATCTTTCTTTATATTCTGAATCGCTATTTCGATATCATCATAAGCGTCTTTAAGTTTAGTTTTAGCTAGGATATCCAATGTTAATCCTCCTTAAATAACTCTAGAGTAAAATAAATTGTACAATTATCTAAATGTTTCCAGTATAAGAAAGGATGGGTACTATGAATAACAATATTTATGTAAGTGCTAGACGTGCTTTGAATGACTATGATGCTAATAAGGTGACTTATAGCAGAAAGAAGTTAAATAAGAAAAAAGAAGAGCCATTTGTAGAACCTAAGAAGTCTGATATGTGTATTGGAACTGGTTCTCCTATGGATGTAAAAAATCATAGATAGATATACTATATATTAGAGGTTCAGCGTACCTCTTAAAGTAAGTTTTCTTTTCTTCTACTCTTTAGGGGCTTGTGATATAGAGTTTAACACTCTATATCATATCCTCTTGTAAAAATCAGTTTCAGTTATATACTATAATAGTGAACCTGAGTTAAAGAAAACAGGTATTTTGTTTAAGTCAATTATTTTTTTAAGAGGAGGTTTGTTTAAAATGAAAACAACAAACAGCAACAATCAAAAACGTGGTAGTTATTCTCGTGGAGGAAACCGTAACAACAATTACTCCAAACCAAAATATGGTAAATCTACTACTAAAGGCTCTTATTATGGTACACCAACATCTAAGAGTAATTACAACAGTTATCAACAAGATAAGTATGATAACTATGGCCGTCCTGTATCTGAAGTTGTAGAATATGGAAAATGTCAAAATGCAGCCAATGATCTAATGATGAAAGGGAATAAAGCCCATATCAAACATTTCCCTACAATCTGCTACATTAAAGACGTTCTTAAAAACAACATCCAAGATCCAACAGCAGGGTTCTTACATATTACAGAACGTGGTCTTGATGGAGTATCTTTCGATTCTATGAAAGAAGAATTTGATGTGCTTCACCCGAATGAGTTGAAAACAAATATTCAACCATTCATCGATGCTATCTTTTCTGCATTCGTAACTAACGGTGTATTTGATAAGAGAAATGAAAATAATATCTCTATCATTAAACTATTAGTTCGTGAAAAGAATTGTTTAGAAAAAACATTCAATTACGACAAGATGGCATTATTAGCATCTAAATATGCCGTAGAGTATTCTAATGAAACTCTTATTACTATCGATGCTATCAAAGCAAGAATGTTTAACTCTCTTGCTGAAAGTGTATTCGCTATTGAGACAGAGCTAGCAAAAGGAGCCGTTGATTTTAAACGAGATGAGACTCGTGTAAATTATATCAAAGTTCCTATCCGCTCCTTCTTAATGGAGTATGCAACCTGTTGTCAAGAAGTATTGGCATTGGTTAAACCAAAACGTTATCGCGGTTAATATCTACACACATTAAAGAGAATGGGGTGAGTTCCCATTCTCTTATATTTTGTCTAAAAGGAGAATAAAATGAAAAAAGAAATATTTAAGACAATAGCTAAATTGGTAGTGGTACTAAGCCTATTTTTTGCATGCACTAACGTAAGTGCATTTAGTACATATGTGCGGGATGACGTTACAGGGGCTTTGAGACTTAACTTTGTTTCAGAAAGTTTTGGATTGTTTAAAACAGACAAAGATAACGTTTACAAAGGTCGAGTTACAATGAAAGTCAAAGACCTAGAAGGTAAACTAAACAAAAACAATCCAGAAATCGAAGTATATTATTTATGGGATAAAAATACTGGGAAGTTCTATCTTACTACTGGTAAAGTAGATGGACAAAAAGTTCAAGGTGCTAAATGGGGTCCAATCAAAATGGATTCCTCAACATTCGAAGTTGATAAAAGTGTAACTTACTATATCTTCTATCGTATGTGGCTTAATAACACAGAAACTGAGACAGGTGATAGATTAAATACTGTTACATTGATGCAACTATTCCATTTAATTAAAGATGGGACAATCCCAAGTATTGATAACTAAGGAGAATAAAAATGATGAAAGCAAAACATATTGCAGTTTTAGTATTGGCTTGTGTAGTTGGTAGTGGTGCAGGGTATTTGCAAAATAATTATGATATCTTTAATACTACTGCAGCAACAAATACAGAATACTCCTCTTCTAAAGATATGAGTGTTCAAAGTTCCCATCCTCCTATTAAAGAGGACAATCAAAAAATTACAAAGAATGTTGATGCTAAAGGTAAGATGAAAGTATCTGCATATCCAGAAACTTATGTATATCCTGATACTCTAGCTTATACAAGTACTAACGAAAAGGTTACTGGTAGTATTACTATTAACAACATGGATCAAGATTCCGTAATGGACTTTGAAATCTATCTAAAGAGCGGTATTATGAAGACATCTATGAAAGGGTCAGATCATTGGGATGAAACAAATCCTATTAGACCAATGGGTACTGAACCACGTTACTATGTCGCAAAATATATTGTAGATGTAATGCGTAACAATAATAGTCACATTTTAGATCATGGAACTTATCAAATGATGACTCAACGATATTGATTTTGATTAATTAAGGAGAGTATCTTATGACTTTTAAATCTATAATATTATCTATTCTATTCTTATTTGGAATCTTATTCATTCCAAATACATCTTATGCGTATGATAATATCTATTCAGGGTATTATGATGATGGAACACCTATTCAAGTAGCTACATATGATGAATCTTCTTTTAATTATCACAATATAGAAAATAGTGATGTAATAGAAGGTGCTGTAGCTGTAAATGAATACAATATAAATAAGATAGTTTATTTCCAATACCACCCAAAATATAATAATTTATGGGTTAGGGTTGGAGATGATGGGGAATGGATGTATATAGATGGAGTTGAAGATACTCTCTATTATATCTATGCAATGGATATTTCATTCCAATTGTTAGATAGTGGTAAATTAGATGAAACAAACATAAAGAAATTCGTTCCTAATTACAGAGAGGAAATTTAATGAGTGATAAATTCTCGATAGTAGCAACTGTTGTGACTGCTATTATCGTAATAATTTATGAATTGATTAAAAATGGGGTGTTGAAATGAGTATGAAGGCTATGATTATCATTGCAGTATTAGCAGTGGTTATCCATCAATTACTAAAATAAGAAGAGGATTAATTTCCTCTTCTTTTTTGTTGTGTGTAAATATTAGGAGGTTATATTATGTTTAAAGTGGCTTATTATGATGAAGATAAAAAAGATATCTGTTCAAAAGAAATAAATTCAATAGAAGAGTTAAAAGAAATTATATCTAAAATATATCCAAAGATGCTACCAAATGAAATGGATTCAATATATATTAGGATTACCAAATTAACAATTCTTATGGCAAATCTTATTTCTATTCCGTATTATGGTAAAGAAATAGGATTTGATCGTACTAAATGTAAAGGAAGTATAATTTCAAAAATGAAATTTGCTATTTATGACGATGATTTAATGCCTATAGAATTTTCTGACTTTAAATTTATTATTTGTCAACTTTATGGAATTGAAGAAGCTAAGATAATTAATGAGATCTATAGGATGTATGAGGCCGATACCATAATCGATCTACATCCAGAATTAGAAGGTGTCCTAATAGAAAAAGCATATCAAAATGCTTTATTATTAAACGTTATGGATGAGGAGGAAGAATAATGTTTTCGGCTATAATAAAAGATGCAGAATCTGGCTACATGGGCTTTATTAATTCAATAGATGAATTGGTAGAGCATATAGAGACTTTGTATAAGAAAAATAAAAATTTTAAAAGATCTTGGGATAAATATGATTCTTTTGGTAAGATAAAATTTATTTTATTTTCAAGCATCAAGGATAATCCTTTAGATAATTTGATATTAAGTCATACATTCAAAATCCAAACTAATTATATGGATATCGAATCTCTTATTAAATTAGCTAATTATCTAGGAATAGATGAAAAGGCTGAATATAAATCTATGGATGGTACTGTTACTACTAACCTAAATGTATTATCCAATATATTAGGATTGTGGCGTGTATGGGATAAGCTCAGTATTCAATACACACGAATGAAAGAGAATATAAGAGATTATACTAAGGGTGAGTATCCATATTACGATAGTTTAGATACTGATCCATTTTATTTTATAAGTTAATTGGAGGTAAAACTTATGTTTGAAGCTATAATAGAAAATAATAAGTATAATAACTATTGTGAGTATACTGAAGATTTTATTGTTGGATTAGAAGAAATAATGAGACAGGATAAGGCGCTAAAGGCTGAATTATGCAAGCTTGACCCATATATTAGATTAAAACTTATTCTATTCAATACTGTTACAAAAGATAATGAGAAGTTCAAAGGTTCATTATGTGAATCACTAACTACTGAGATTAAAGACTTAGATTTTAGATCTATAATAAATATAGCTAGATATCTAGAGATTGATCTAACTAATAATAATATTTATGAATCTAAAAATCTATCTATTATTTCTAATATGCTAAGTAAATGGCATGTCTGGAGAGGATTAGGATTATATAGAAATTCAGATGTGGTTCTTACTAAAACAAAAGAATATGTCTTTAATAAACATGATTTTATAGACGATCTTGGATATCCTGTATTTTAAATAAATCAAGAAGTAAGGAACTATTCCTTACTTCTTTTTTTGTAAAACATTTTTTTTATGATTATATACTATAGTAGTGAAATAGACGTGAGAGTCTATTGGGACAATGTTTCATATAATAATTAAAGGAGGAACATAAAATGTTAAAATTCAAATCCATTTGCGAAATAGAATTGTTGAAAAAGGAGTACAAGGTTGTGGATACCCTTGTAAGGGCAAACAAGTCTATTGAAATTTTAGGATGCGGATCTATATTTAACTACGAGCTTCATTTAGTAGCCAATTATTTAAATAAAATGGCTACAAATAAAGATTCGATAGTAAAATTTTTCCAAGATGGTATAAAAAATGATATCTTAAAAGTTAGATATTGGGTAAATTACCTGGACACTCTCATGGATGAGAGATATGTAGAGGATGGGGAATCACTCTATGAGTATGATACAAAAATTGATTCTCCATTAGCGATAAGAGGAAATAAAAAAGAGGTGGAAAAATTTATTAAAACTATTATATTTATTGCAAATAAATCAATAAAGAATTTAGGAGATCATAAGAATGGTATTTCTAAATCGATCACTTTTAGATCATCTATAAATGAAATTATAGTAAATGAGTTTAAAGGAGACATAAACCAATTTTGCAAATATGTGTTAAAGAAAATAGACTTTAAAGAATTGGAGGGAGACTTTGATGATATCGAAATAGAAAAATATACTATTGATAGGGCATATTATGAGCAACGCCCTTATGCTTGTCCAGTATAAGAAGAGAACTAAGTTCTCTTCTTTTTTGTAAATTATTTTTTTTATAATTATATACTATAATAGTGAAATAGATGTGAGAGTCTATTTGATATTTTGTTTTATAAAATAAAGGAGATAGTAATCATGTTTCTAGCTAATATTTTCAATTCTGATAATGGTTCTTCCGATTTGTTTCCTATTGAATCTGAATTATATTTCAGAGGGGATAAAAACATTAAAAATGATTCTGTTATTTTTAATAAAGGAATTACAAATTTTGATGATCAAATTTATGCCCTAAGAGCATGTATTCAAGGGGCTGGTTATGATAATAGTATATATGGATTGGTAAACTTTTTTAGAAAAGCGTACTCCAATACATTTTCTGTTAAAAAGAAATCCATCTCTTATTATGAGTATCTAGAAGATACTCGAGAAAAGAGATATGAGGATTATAGATCTGAATATAGTGCAAGTCCATCTGAAAAAGATTTTCAATTTATCATTAGGGGTTCTGATACTACAGAATTAAAGAAAATTCTAAATTGTCTATTTATGACTATGGAAGAAGTAGATAAATACATAGATGATTCTGGGAATACTAAAAAATATTATAGCGATATCGTTTCTATAATAGAAACATTAGGAGGTAGAAGTAAATTAGTTGATCTTGTAGTAGAGGGTATAAGACCATATATGAAAGACCTAACAGAGGAGGATTTAAAAATTATGCCTTGGTTAGGTATAGAAGACATTTTTAAGGCTACCGAAGATCAATTATCAGTAGAATATGTCGAGCTTCCATATTACTGCTGGTAAAAATAAAGAGAGCTTTGTCTCTCTTTATTTTTTTTTTCTAAAATTGGTTATAATTATATACTATAATAATGAGATAGACGTGAGGGTCTATTAGATTTAATTTCATTTTATTTTTATTTTAAGAAAAGGAGATTATAAAAATGGAAATTAAAAATGCATTTATGGCTAAAACAACAAATAACGGATTTAATTGCTTAGCTTTGGAAATGAGAAATCACAAGCTAATCAAATTATTCAATAACAATAAAAAGAACAGCCATGATTACTCAGTATTATTTACTGATATAACAAATTACATTGCTGATCGTATAGATGACAAATGCCAACTATTATCATTTTTTAGAAAGATGATAAAAAATGATATAGTCAAAATGTCCTACCGTTGTATTACGGATAGTGATAATTGTAAAATTTGCTATACATATGCTACAGAAGGAGCTGATATAGCTTTTGCAATAAGAGGATACGATCGCGAAATAAGAAAGTTTATTAGATGCACGTTGAATGAATGTAATTATGTTGTTAAGGATGAATATGGTAAAATAATAGAAAGATCCCGTCTTAATAACATTTTAAGAGACTCGTGCATGACACAGAGAGATTTGTATCGTTATTTGTTGAAAGGGTTAAAACTTTCTGGGAACAGACATACAAGATTCCCAGAAATTTATATGACAAATTGGAGATGTGATGAAATTAAACAAAATGGAGGTGTTATTGATCTAAGAGGGATCAAATAAAATAACAAAATAAAGAGAGCTTTGTCTTTCTTTATTTTTTTTACTTATATACTATAACGATGATATATTAGTAAGGAGGAGATAATAATGGAAAAAGTCGAAATGGTAATAATGGAAAATTTTGAAAGCAAAAGTAATAAAAGAATTTATTCTGTACCAAATTATTATAGGTTCAATGAGTTATCAGCAAATATAATTATTAAGGATCCAAAGGGTAAAAAACCTGATACTTTGTTAAAATTAGATGGTCAAGAATTGTATGACAATATAAAGTTATTTGATTTAAAGAAGCTTACTGGATTAGATAGAATCAATAATATGATTCCTATAATAGATTTATTTGGTAAAATGCTGATTAATACAATTCTTATAAAAGATTATAGAGCTTTGTATTTTGGAAACGAAAGAGTATTTAAAGACTCTAATATTAGTAAAATAGAAAATGTAATAGAGTATATATCTTGTATTGAGGATTGTGGGAATATAGCTCTAAGAGGAGATGTAAACTCTTTAAAGAATTTTATTAAAACAGTTGTCACATATAACTTCTGTGCTTATAGAAAAGATATGGTAGGAGTATTCAATTACACTTATCTAGGTAATGGTGAAGGATTAGAAGAAGATTTAGATGGTATAAAAGAATCTAAAGATAAACAGTTTGATATCTATGTATTTCCAGAATTAAAAGAACAATTAGAATTTGCTTCAGATATAACAAATAATATATCAGAAACTAATATTGTACAAATCAAGATGTAACTTTTAATTAGACACAATCAACCCCATAGACCGTAGTGGTCTATGGGGAGTTGTCATCGGATTTTCAAAAGCTTGAAAATAATTTTAAGATCTTTTCTCTAAGATCTATTAAAGTTTATTTTTTTCTGATCTAACTAATTAGATTAGTTTTTAGGATCAG